ATGGATATAAAGCCTTTGATATAATAGAGGACTATAAATTAAATTATAATTGTGCAACTGCATTAAGTTACATCTTAAGAAGTGATAGAAAGCATGAATCACCTCAAGAATGTATAGAAAAAGCAATAGAACATTTAAAGAAAGTAGACGTATTAAGGGATAAAATACAAAAAGCTTACAATTAGTTATGGAAGATAATTTTTGGAATCCAAGCGTTAACACGCCACAGGAAAGTATAAACGAATATGACCAATCATTAGATAGTAGTTTTAAAGAACCAGACATACAGTCTGGTCTTTCTGCACCTAGTGAGCCAGTAACAACTCCACAGCCTGAACAGCAAAAAGATGATGGTATGTGGAGTCCTTTGCAATCAGACGTTACTCAACCAGAGGGAATGCAAATACCAGACATACCAGAAGTAGGTAAGCCTGGTATTGATTACGATATGGGACACGTTGAAAAAATAGGTAAATCTTTAATGGTTGGTTTTGGAGACTTATTTACTTCCGTAGGAGATATGGTAGACTTTATAGGGGGAACACCTTCATCTATGGTGGCAAAGCAAGTTTATGGTGTAGATATGAATAAACCAGTTTCAGATGCATTTCATGATTTTGGTGAGTACCTACAATCTTATGGAGATGATGTTCCAGGATTAAAAGACTTAGAAGATATAGAATTTAGTTCTTTATCGGATGTAGAGTTTTGGGAAACAGGAGTGGCTCGTTTGCTACCGTTTGCTTTATCGTTATTAATACCTGGTCAGGCTGCAGTTAAAGGCGCACAAGTTCTTACTAAAGGTGCTAGATTTGCTAATATAGCTAAAGGAATTGCAGCGGGTGGTCGCTCTATTGGTTTGTCTAAAGGTGTTGCAAACACATTAAATGCTACGAGACTTGTAAAAGCAGGTATTGGAGCTACAGCGGCTGGTGCTACACAGACTTTAATAGAAGGAGCTGCATTAGCAGGTCAAACTTTAAATGAAGGTGTACTTCAGGGGTTAGACCCAAAGGTTGCACAAAACGCAGCAAGACAAGTTTATGTAGACAACTTGGCATCTATGGGTGCAGAAATTGCTCAGTGGGCTTTATTTGCAGGTCAGTTAAGAGTTGGTGGTGCATTAGCTAAAACAGCTAAACAGGTTATTAAAGGTACAGCTGCTAAGGTTGGTATAAAAGCAACGCAGGCTCCTCTTAAAAATATGGGTATTGGTTCTGCAGTTAAGAATGGTTTTAGAGCGTTAGGTATGGGTGCTGCAAACGGTATAACAGATGGTGTTATAGAGCAGTTCCAAGAAGTGTATCAAGACTGGTCTGTTCAAAGAAGAATTGCGGAAGCAAAAGGTGAAGAGTTTACTCCTTACATGGAGTTCTTTATGGCTGATGAACAAAAACCTACTCGTGTACTTTCTTTTGCTACAAGCTTATTAATTTCTGGTGTAAGTAACACTATTAATACATCTGCAGAAAACAGATACATGATTAATAAAGCTTTAAATGATAAAGCAGAATCGCATGAAGTTTTAGATATATTTAATAGAGATTTAGACGCAGGTACATATAACTTTAAAAACAGAAATGGTGAGTTAGTAGAGCTGTCTGCTGAACAAGCTACCATGTTAGGTAGAGATACTGCTGCAAGAACAATGATACAAAATGCTGTTGTTCATGGGGAGTCTGAAGTAATTATGGAATACTTAGGTTCGCAAGTAGAATCAGGTAAGATTAGTAAAGAACAATTTGAAATGTATCAAGAAACTTTAACGCAAGTTGAAGCTGCTGTACAAAATTATCCTACACAAAACTTAAATACAAAAGAAAAAGCTGAGCTTGTAGCTAACGCTTGGTTAAATAATGTTACTACTGCAAACCTACAAAAACAAAGAGGTGAGTTTCAGCAAAGAATGGATGAGGTTCAATCTTTAGTAGATGAAGAAAAGCAAGAGCAGTCGTGGGCTGATAAAGAAATAGCTGGATTAAAAGAAGCTGAAAAGCAAGCAATAAAGCAAGAAGAATTAATTAAACAAGCTTCAAGCGACCAAATAGCAGAGGTATATAAAAAAGCTGATTCACGAGTAGAACAAGAAAGGTTTGCTAATGAAGAAGGTAAACAACTTGTTGATATAGCGCAAAAAGAAGTAGAAGGTCAAGAGCTTACGCAAGAAGAACAAGACTTAATTGCAAACAATAAAAACTTTTACAACCAATCTAAAGAAGTAATTCAACAAGCTGATAGAACTAATAAAGCTGCTGAGTTTGTTGGGCGTAAAGAGTTTGCTAAATATGGTCCAGCAAAGACACAAAAAGATGGTTCTGTAGAGTTTGTTAAAGAAAACAAAGACGGAACTATTAGTGCTATTGTTGTGTCACCTACAGGTGAGGTAAGCTTAGAAACCAACAAAGATGATGCCTCTTTACAAAAAGCAGAAGAAATTAACAAAACAAAAACACAATCAGAGTTTGATAAGTTTGTTGATTCAGGTGTAGTAGAGAAAGAAACAATAGAGCGTATTGCTTATAAGATTATGAATGGTCGTGGTCTTACAAAACAAGAAGAAGCAATGCGACAAGGTGTTGCAGAAGAGGTAGAGCAAATAATTAAAGCAGAGGCAAAAGTAGAAGAAAAAGTTCCGCCTGTTGATAAAGCTAAAGTAACTTCAAAAGCTCAAGAGTTAGCAGAAGAATATAAGATAGACTTATCAAAAGTAAAAGGTACAGGAAAAAATGGTAGAATAACAAAATCAGATATACAGAAATATATTAAAGAAACACCCTTAAGTAGTGTTAATAGTTCAGAGCAAATCAAACTTAAATTTTTAAAATCTTTAGAAGGAGCTAAAGCTTCTGTAGTTTTAGCAAAAGATGCTGCAAAAAGTTTTACTAAAAAAACATTTACAAAAGAAAATGTAGGTAAGATTATAGATGTAATGGAAAGAGCCTACATGAAAAGAAAAATCAGAAAGGCTATACCTTTAACTGATGGTTCTGAAAATGCAGTAATTGATTTATTATCTGAAAAAGCAGCTGACGGATTAGTGTCAGTAAATGGTATTATTGCTCTTGCAAAACAAGGGCCAAGGTTTGCAGGTTATGCTGCAGGTATGAGCGTATTTATTAATACAGATGGAGACGCTAAAGACGAAGCTTTCTTCCATGAGAACTTCCATATATTTAGAGTGCTGTATGCTAATTATCCAGAGGTACAAGAGATGATGAAGCATATAGTGAATCAACCTATATACAATAAAACCAAACTTGATTATCAAGAAAACATTATTTACGCAGCGCCATCAAGAAAAGGTGAAAAAGCTTACATAAGACAAGAAGAAGCGTTACGTTTAATTAAAAAGCGTACTGGTGCAGTTATACCAACTACTATAGATGAGTATATTGAAATGGAGTCTATAGAAAATGTAACTCCACAAACTTATCAAGATTTTTATGAAGAGTCGTTAGATGTGTTAAATAAAAACAATTACACAGAGTTAGCGGCACAAGAACAAGTTAATATACAAGACGAGGCATTAACTAAACTCGCTGGTATATATGGTGAATACAACCAAGATTTGTTTTTAGCAGATGAAGAAAAGCGTAAAGCTTACAATAAGTCAATGCTTTCTTGGAAAGAAAAAATATCTAAAGCATTTACTAAAGAAGAGTCTGATTGGACATTAGAACAAGCGTCTAACAATCAATACAAGAAAACAGATGAGTTTGACTTTGAGGCTGCGTTTGATGGTATAAAAGATTTAATAGCTAATCACGAAGCTGAGTATGGTAACTTAGCAAAAGAATCTCCTTCTACAGTAAAAATCAAACAACTTAAAAACGATAAGTTGTTGTCGCAAATAGAACAAGAAATTACTAGCGCAGAAGGAACTATTGTTAAAGATGCAAAAGAGTTTTATAAAACTATAGAAAAAGATTTATTAACTGCTGAGCAGTTAGAAGAAGCAACTCGTGAAGAAATCATGGCAAACAAAAAAGCCATGTTAATGTCTAGTAGAGAATTTAGAAGAGCAAAAGAAAAGTTTAAGGCTAATCTACTGCTTAATTACACTGAAGGAACGCAAGAGTATAGAGATGTAAGAAACGCTCTTAGAGATAACAATAAGCAGATAGATGCATACATAAGACAGATGTTCTTGAGTGCTGCAGTATCAAAAGATGATTTACAGCTTAATTTGTTTACTGAAGAAGAGATGTCTGAAATGGATGATAATGCTTTAGTAGCTTTAATTAATGGTGAACACCAAGATATTGCTGCTAAATTTTACATGCATGTAAGACAGTTTATAGAAAACGAAAAGTATATAGGAAATAAAAATCCTGAAGTTGTAGCTCAAATTAATAAGGCAAACATAATGTATTTGCTTAAAACTTTTCAAGAAAAACATCCAACACCAATGGAGTTTACTGAAAAGGCTCAACAGTTTATCAGCTTTTCTCGTACTAAAATAGAAAATCCTAGTAAAGCACAGACAGGTAGAATAATACTTGGAGGCTTTTTTGATTACCTACAAACAGAAGTAGATGGCTCA